TGACTATAGATGAATTTAAAGCCATGAGTATAGGGATAATAACTAGTTTAGATTTTATAAACATTAAGAATATAATGGTTGGAGATATTATAGAAATAGATGATGAGTTATCTAGAGATATAAGTTTATCTTATACTGGTGATATAGTATTATTCAGAAATATTATAAATAATGAGTTCGACGAAACAGCTATAAAAATAAATAAATAAAATGTTCGAAAAACCTATATTAATTATTATTGTAGTTATTTGTATATATTTAGTTTACTGGTTAAATCAAGATTAATTATGAATGAAAATTTAAAAAAATATTTAAATGCTTATGGTGATGAAATGATTACAGCCATGAAGAAGGCTTTAAAAGAGGCTGGAAAGGGAAATTCTAGATTAATTAATTCGTTAGCTTATAAATTAAAAATGGATGAAGATGATATAGACATTGAGTTTATAATGGAGGAGTATAGTAACTGGGTTGATAAAGGGAGAGGACCTGGAAAACAACCACCATTAAATATTATACAAGAATGGGCTAATAGAAAAGGATTACCAGCAAAATCAGCATACCCTATTGCTAGAAATATAGGTTTATTTGGATTACCAGCAACAAACTTTTTAGATCCTTTAAGACAATCTAAACAAAAGATGTTAGATGGTATTAGTAAGGCAGTTGCAAAAGATATAGCTGATAATATAAGAAAAAATAATAAAACAAAATAATAAAAATAAAATCATTACTTTTTATATATACAATAAAAAAAGGAAATGGCTATATCAATATACCAAGACTTAAATGCGTGTTCATTAAATAATTCGGATAATGAAATTACAGCAAATTCAGAAAAAATAACAGGACAAAATCAATTTGTATTTAATGTTACTACTTATGACTTAGGAGTAGATTTTACGTTATTAAATAATAATAAAATATATTTTCAAAGAGAATATCCTAACCCTCAAGCATTTTTAATAAACTCACCTAATTTATATTTTCAAATGGTTGAGTCATTTGATATAAATGATTTTAATTATCATAATGCGTCGGCTTATAAAAGGGGTTGTATATTAGTACAAGAATATTATAATAATACAACTTATGAATATGATACAACAACAAGTTTTATAATATTAAACGGAGAAGAAAATTATGAAAAAGATGAATTTAATTATGTAAATTATCAATTAGACTCAACAGGTTCATCCTTTTTAACCGATTACGATGATGATAGAACAATAACATTAAATAGTTATCAGTTTGCTAGTATACTAAACGGTTCAAATTATCCAGGTATTACAGGCTTTACATTAGTTGATGGGGTTAACTCATATCCAATTTTCAACGCAGTACCATTAAACTGTGCTAATGATTATTTTATTTTTGATATTAATTATAAACTTGGAGAGGATAGAATTGGTTACGGGTCAAACTATACAAAATTAAAAGTTGTTGTTGCAAATGATTATGTAAATGATTACGGAAAATCAAGATTAGATATTAATTTAAATGCTGATATAGTAAATGCGTTAACTGGAAAAACAATATATTCAGTTTATAATGGAATATGGAATGAAATAGATAGTGGTTTTACTGGAGATATACTAGATAGTAATTTAAAATCATTTGATTTTTATACCAGTTCGGACTCATCAGGAGTTACAATTACAAGTAAGAAATATAACTATAAACTTAGACAAAAAGATATATATTTATTGGATGATTATAATCTAGTGTGGATAAATAGATTCGGTGGATTGGAGAGCTTTATTCTTAAAGGGAAGATTAATAAAACTTATAAAGTTAATAAAAACGTTTATTCAAGATCAAATTATAATATAGGTACTGATGGAAAGTTAGACAGGAGTTTTTATGATCAAGATAAATATACAAATAATAAAACAGTAGAAGATAGTTATACTTTAACAACCGATTGGATTGATACAGTTAGAGTAGAGTTATTACTGGATATGATAAAATCAAATAATGTTTTTTATATTAAAGATGGAGTTAAAATACCAGTTATAATATTTGATGAGACTATATCAATTAAGAATGATAACTTACAAGGCTTATCAAACTATACTTTTGATATGACTTATAATATAAGAAAAAAATATAAATCGTTTTAAAATGAATATACAATTATATATTAATGATAAATTAGTTGATTTAGATAATAATGTTATTATACCTATAACTTATCAGGCTTACGATGTTCAAAGTTTTTTTAGTAAGTCAACTAATTATTCAAAAGAATTTAATGTTCCTGATACTATTAATAACAGGGAGATTTTCGAATTTTCATTTAACATAAATAATATTGTTATTAGTGAATTATCGAATAGTGCAAATACTATATTAAGTAATAGTAGGTGGATTACTGATAATGTACCTTGTGAAATATATAACGAGTTTAAATTAGTTTTTAAAGGAGTAGTGTCATTTATAAATATGATAACAAAAGGTAATGAAAAATATTATACCTTAAAATTACTAGGAAAGACTAAAAATTTATTTAATGATATTCAAGACTTATATTTAACTGACTTATCGTGGGATATAGATAAATATAACCATATATTTAATGATTCAGTTATTTATAACTCGGACTACAATAGCGATACAAAGCCCTTCTTTTATTGTATGACTGATCATGGAGAATTTATAGATAAAACAACCGATTTTAAAACAAGAATAGACGCAATGAATACTGAAGAATTAAATCAGTTTTATAAACCAGCTGTATTTGTTAAAAGTATTATTGATAAAATTTTTGAGGAAAATGGATATACTTATGAGAGTGATATAATTGGTACTGATATGTTTAAAAATCTTTGTATACCCTTTTCTAATAAATCAATTATAGCAAGAGAGCCTGGTTTATTAGTGACTAGTATTGACTCTAGTGGACTTACTGGTATAGCAAAACCACTTAGCCCATTAACAATTGGTTTTCCCGTTACAGATATAAAGACTGATGTTTATAATAATTGGACTGGAGGTATAGACGGGCAGGTATATAAAATTAATGAAGGTGGGTCATCAAATATATCTATAAGATGGCGTCATGCTTGTAATGATGCTCCATTAGCCTCTACTTTTTGTTCTTTAGAATTATTTGTTAGAAGATCAGGAGTGAATACAAGCCTCATGGTTTTTCCATTTAGAAATGATGATGTATATTATACTGATTCAACAGGGGCGATGGAAAATATTACATTTAATGAAGGGGATGAAATCTATTTTATGGTAAATGTTCAATATACTGGCTATCCTGACTTTGAGGTATATATTAATCAGTTTGATTTTACATTAACAAATAATGATAGTACAACATTATCAATTAATCAAAATCAGGAAATTAACCCCTCAGATTATATTATAAAAGATATAACGCAGAGAGATTTTTTAATCTCAGTTTTTAAAATGTTCAATATTTTTGTTGATCTAGATGATTTCGATAATAAAAAATATAATTTATATACAAGAGATTATTATTATAATCAAGGAAAATCATTAGATTGGACAAATAAATTAATTAGAGATAACCAGGTTAATATAAATATTAAGCCTATTGATGTAGGTTACTTAGATTTTAAATATAAAGAGGATAACGATTATCATAATACGTATATTGAAAATTTAAACGGAAAAAGTTACGGTGAAGATATTATTACTACTAATAGAATTAGTGATAAAGGAGATTTTATAGAGTTGATTTTTTCACCAACTCCATATATTGATAATACAGATGACTTTACATTTACAAATACTATGATGACAGTAGATGAAAAATATTATCCAATTTCTAAGATTGGTTGGAAATCAGTTGATGGAAGTGATGGAAAAGATATAAATGTTACATTAAAAAATATAAACTATAAAAGTCCCCCTAGAATATTGTTAAAGCATACTGTACAAAATTTATTAACTAAAGGTGATTATTCAACGGGGTTGCCTTTTGATTATACAGGAGATAAAGGAGGTCAAGATTTAACATTTAGAAGAGAATTTAATACCTATATAGGTACTGGTGTAACATCAGTGCTTGAAAATACTGGAAATACTTTAAAAAGTTATTATGAAAATTATTTAAATAATACAATTAATCAATATAGTAGAATTTTAACAGGATACTTTTATTTAGACCCTGTTGATATTCAAGAATTTAACCTAAATGATAAAGTTTTTATAAATTTTGGAGAAGATATAGGTTCTGGTTGGTTTATATTTAATAAAATTATAGATTATATACCTGGGAAAACAGAGACAAAAGTAGAATTATTGAAATTAAATGATACAAATGGCATCAATATCGACTATACTCCAATGACAGCAATTAATTTATGGTTGATTTTTGGTGGAGAAGATATAGTTAAAATTACTGATATATTAATCTATCCTGGTGAAGATACAGTAGCAACAGGAGCAACAATTATAGATGATGGTGGGCGTGATACAATTGGAAATGAGTACCCAGTAGGAGGCTCAAATATACTTAGCTACGGTAATATAAGTTATTATAAGTTCGAGAAGAATGTTAATGATGAAAATTCTATTCTTGCTTTATCTCCAACTCCAAATATAACTACATACCAAACAGGAAAGAAAGATTTTGGATTATCTGTTAGTACCCAACTTACTAGGACATACTCGTCAGGGGAAAAATCAATATCGTGGTGGGAAAACGTACAAAATGGTGGACAATTAAATTATTTTACGGGTGCTAATTTTGGGTTATATGTTAATTTAACTGGTGGAGGAAAATTTTATTTTCAACAGCTCTATGTTTCTGGTTCAGTATATTTTATTGATATTACTCAAAATACTGCTGCTGATAGGTTATCTTTAGGGTGGCATCATATTACGATGACGGACGATGGTACAAATATTAGATGGTATATTAATGGAGATTTAAGATTAACGACGACGACGAGACCTGATGCATATATAAATTTACAAATTAGACCCACAACAAATATAGTTGATGAATTATCGATATGGAGTAGAGTTTTAACTGACTATGAAAGTGGGCAATTATACAATCAAGGAGTAGGGTTATTCTATGATGAGTTTAATAATTTTTAACAATTAAAATAAAATAGTATATTTTTTATATATACATAAAAAAGAAGATATAAAATGGCATTAATTATAGAAAATAAAAGAATGAGACAAAAGGTCAATACATTAACTGGTTTTATTCCAGCAATTGGGCCTAGTGATGACCATACTGATGGGTCATGGACAACAGCAGATGTTTATAGTGGGGAATTCGTAGTTGATGAATTTAGTAAATATATTTATGTAGGGTTAAGTGATTACGTTGCTCAAATAGCTGTATTTGACGATTCTTTTAACATAAAGACAAAATCAGCAACTTTAACAGGTTCATATAATGCAATTTTTGGACTTAATAATACAAATTCAGTTGTTAATAATTCTATGATTATAGGAGAGTCGAATGTTAATAATTCTACATTAGTCGCTACACCTAATTATGGATCATTTATTTATGGAAAATCTAATCTAAATAGAGCATACTCATCAATGGTTGGCGGAGAGAATAATATTAATGATGGTTCAAGATCATTAGTTGTAGGAAACCTTAATATTAACTCAGGGTATACCTCAATTATTTATGGAAGTGGTAATTATAATAGTGTGCGTAGTTCATTAGTCGGTGGACTTGAGTGTATTAATAATGGTTCTTTTTCTTTAGTCTCTGGTATTGAGAATACTAACTCAGGGTATACCTCAATTGTTTGTGGAAGTCGTTGTATTAATAGTATGGGTGGTTCTTTAGTCTCTGGTTATGAGTGTATTAATAGTGGATATTTTTCTTTAGTCTCTGGTTATGATTGTATTAACTCAGGGGATCATGGCACTGTTTGTGGAAGTGGTTGTATTAATAGTGGAGATGATTCTTTAGTCTCTGGTCTTGATAATATTAACTCAGGGTATTCCTCAATTGTTTGTGGAAGTGGTTGTATTAATAGTGGATATTATTCTTTAGTCTCTGGTTATGATAATACTAACTCAGGGTATTACTCAGCAATTATAGGAGGCGACTCAATTACAAATACAGACAGTAAAGTTACAGTAGTTCCAACGTTGAAATTAGCAGATACTAGCACTATAAATGCTTCTGAAGGAACAATTAGATTTAATGATAGTGATATACTAGGTTATGTTAACGGGGCATGGTTATCATTAATTAGTGGTGGTGCTAATGTTTATGGAGAGTTAACTAATACAGCAACAACTACTCTAACTTTAACCACAGATGGAGTTTATTATCCAATAGTAAGTGGATGTGAAAGTGGATCTACTAATAATACGTCTATTAATGAGCCTTCTGGTGGAAGTGGATATACAATACAAGTAGATAGCGATGGGTTATATAAGATACAAATGGCTTGTAGTTTAAGTACTGATTCAGTTACTGCAATAGTTATACATGCTTCTTTATATGTAAATGGTGTTCATAACTCTACTGAAAAACTAGAGTTTGAGTCAACTATGATAGAGGACTCAACAATAAATGTTAGTTTTGTTGGATTATTAGATTTAAATGCTGATGATTATATTGAAACAAGATTTAAAGTTATAGGGTCATCTAGTAAAACTATTTCATTATTACATTATAATTTACTAGTAGATTACCAGGGATTAATTATGTAAAAAAATAAACAACAAAATGAAAGAAGAAGAAAATGGATCTATATTGAAAATATTTAGGAATTACTTTATATCAAGTTTAACGGTGTCCTTATTTAGTATACTAGGAATATCGACTAGTTTTTTTTATACTACTAAAAGTAGAATTGGTAATTTAGAAAATAGAGTTAATCAATTAGAAGCTACTACAACAAGAAAAGATAATATAGACATTAAACTTAATTATATATCTAATGAAATAAACGATATAAAAAACGATATAAGGGAAATAAAGAATAAATAATTTATCTTTTTTTATTTTTCCACTCGATTACTCTATCACGCTCGATTCTATAAGCTAAGAAGTTCATAGTTTGTATTAATGTTAAATCTAATATATTATCGACTTTTAATATATCATTTTCAGCAAGTGATAGAATGAGTCCGTAAAAACCCCATTTTTCATTAAAGGATTCATCAACATCAAGATTTTTTATAATGTTTTCTTCTCCGTCAATAATTTTTCTTGGCTTTCCAAAAATACCTGTGTGCTTTTTAAATAATTCTTTTTTAAAATGGATAAAAAAAAACCGGCTGAAAAAGCTTTTGAAATGGATAGGTGGTCATTAAATAACATTGCTCTTTCCATTACATCATCAGGGTTATATTTAAAATTTTTAATTGGCCTAAATAAAATAGCGGTTATAATATGAATATTCTGTATTAGATTTTTTGAAAAGTTCTCAAGATCAACGAACATACCAGTCGACATCTTATCAAGATTTTTATCAAATATATATTTCACTCCTTTTAATTTAAAGGGTTTAAAATCATTTTTATTAGGCTCATTAACAAGTACGTCATTTATCAATTTTTTAAATATTTCAATGCTTTTTATATCATATTTTATTAATTCTTCCTCAGTAATATTAGTTATAGTGGATATTATTTTTATATCCTGACTTATGCCTTCTGGATATAACTCATATATATTCATTATTTTTACAAATTGCTTTATGGTTATACCATCTATTGTTTTGATTTTTAGATTCATTATATTATAATTAGATTTAATTTTTGAGGAGGGTCAACCTCAAAATATGCCCTCATTGCGATTGCTTCCGCAAAATCGGGGCTATGCCCAAGTCTAGATTTTACTACACTCTTTGGTGTTATTTGCGCCTTACCGTCATCATCAGGCTTATGGATTTTAAAGGCTTCTAATTCTTGACATATTTTATCAATATATCTATTATCTTTTATTGTTATTTTTCCAGCCCGTATTAAAGTGCTTAACTTATAAAATATTTGACTTTTTAAATGGTTAAAATTTTCTCCTTTAAATGGTCTGTGGTTACTTACGAATCTTGTACTGCCTTCTATGAAATCAGCTACATCATTACCAGTAGAGTCAATTATTATATTAGATCTTTTAACATGAAAACGGAGAGCTATCTTAAGTATAAAATCTCTTAATTCTTTTGCAGTATTCTTATCAATTGTATATATCTCCATTAAACATAAGTCCCTCCACCTACAAATTACAGTTTTATCATCTCCTCTTGTTGCAACGTCAACGCTTAAGTATTCAACTTTATCAACATAAACAGGATTTTGAAAAAAACAATCATATACATCATCATGAAAAAATAAATTATTCGTCTCATCTCCATAATCCCAGTTACCATATAATAAACGTTCTTTCATACTCCCTTGTAACTTATTAAGTCCTGGAATATAATCAGCAGGGAGATATTTATTATCTTCTACTGATGCCCTTATGAAAAATTTTTCTTTTTCTAGAGTATTATCTTTATAAGGCTTATAAAACTCATCATATAACCACCCTTTTGAGGGGTTAGAAACAATTAACGTTTTACGAATTAAGTTATTTTCTTTTAGTTTATATCTTATTCTAGAATATGAGAGCACCTCAAATGCTTCTCGACTAACCATACCAGCCTCATCTATAATTACAAATGTTAATTCTAGTCCTCCTAATCCCTCAAATTCTGAATCAGAAGGTTTTAAATATAAGTCCTTTAATATAATAGATGATCCATTAGTGAATGATATTAATGATTTATGGTCGTTGTAATTTACTAAATGAGATATACCCCATTTATTAACTATATCCCAGAACGTAGCCATGGTTGTTGTTTTTAAAGTTTTTAAAAATGCTTGACCAATTAAGCCCCTAATACCAGGGTTATTTAAACAATATATTATTGCCCATGCGCACGAAATAAAAGTTTTACCTCCACCAGCAGATCCACCATACATTATTTGAGTAGTGTGGTCATCATGTAACTTTTTCCAAGCAATGGCTTGTTTTTTATTTAATTTTAGATCTATATTCATTTTATTCTATTATAGTTATATCATCTATATCATCCTCATCATCTTCTAACATTATATTTATATTAATAGGTATTTGATGAGTTACATTTTGTTCAGTACGCTCAGTATATCCGCGATCTTTTCCTTTTGTTTTTAAATAAAACATTATAGTTTGTTTATCGTCAATATTTATCATTTTCATTAATTTACTTTCAACAAAATCAGTTACTATATTTTCAACCTCGTTATAACAATTATTAAAATGCTCATCCCCCTTCTTCCAGTCATATATTGATGATGTTCTAATTTTTAATTCAGCGCAGGTTTTTGTTAAATTACCGTAATTATATACCAACGCTTTTAAAAATAACTCTTTTTTAAATTTTAAGTCCGGCATCCCTTTAAACATATCCTTATCAAAAAATTCAGTTAAATCCATTAATATACCATCTTGTATAGTTATATTTTCTAAATCTTTTATAGTATTTATAGGTAAGGCTTTAGTGCTTCCTTTTGGACGACCAACCCCTCTCCTAGCTTTAGTAAGTCCTTCTTTTTTTGGACGTCCTACAGGTTTTGGAGGCTCAACGGTTTTTGGACGACCAACTGGTTTTTTGTTTTTTGATCCAAGTTGACGACCAGGCTTTTTCTTCGGAAGTAATCTAGGCTTATCAGTCCTTTTTTTTCTTGGTCCAAAATCCTTCTGACCCTTCGGCCTTCCTACTTTTTTCTTCGGAGTTTTATCCTCATTATTATTATTGCTTTTATCACCCTCGTTAATATTATCAGTAATATTATTGTTATTATCATTTTCATGCATTTATTTATATTTTTTTTAAATACCTATATTAATTTTTAAGTTTTTTATTAATCTAGATATACAAGATGGACAATCCTCATTTTCTAACTTAGTATTTATACCGAAATTAGATAAATGAAAATATAATTCTTTTAGAGTTTCAGGAAGAATTATTGTGCGTCCTCGTATTTTTGTATTGTAAAATTCTACAGCATTTTCTTTATTAAGCTGTTCTTTAGTTTTTATGGGAGTAGTATTGGGCATTTCTCCTTTTTTGAGAGAAGCCCAGATTGGGGAGAACGCTTTAAGAGCTTCTTGATAATTAGTGACATTATTTTCTGTTCTCCATTTTTTTAATTCTTCGTTGTAGTTC